TGGTCGCTATGATTATGCAACAAAAAAAGAACTTATGGGCGGTGAAATTATTAATACCGATAAAGGTTGGAAGCGTGCCCGTGGTATTGTGGAGGTGAAAAAATGTTTGATTGCATTAACGCAAGACGATCAGTATTGCGTTCTTCCTTATGCAAATGTAGTAGCTCGTGAAGCCAATACTGATGGTGCAGTTGGTATTGCAGTCGTAGCTACGATGCTAGAGCCTTTAAATGAGGCTGTTATGCCGGAATACTGGTTTGATGCGAGTGAAGTAAAAGAAGGGGTATGAAGATCTGAAAATGTAGCACTTGCTTCTTCTGAAACAGCTACGAATTCAAATAGTTATTCAGCTAGATCAAGGCGGGTGAACGCTGGGAGTACTGTAAACTATGGCTCTTCAGGAGAAGATGGGACGCAACCGTCAGAGGCATTATCTATATTGTAAAGTGGTGAGGGGTGAGGATTTGTCGTTCTTGCCCCTTTTTAATAAGATAGTTATGAATAAAGGAGCAAAAGTTATATCACAATCAATTATTGGAAATGATTTTAGGACAATTATTGTGAATAAGAAAGGATATACAATATATCCTCCAACTATACACAGTTTGTCAAATGCTATATCATACTTATGTGATGTGCGAGAGGGAGAAACATTAAGAGAGATTCTGCTTTCTCTAGCAGATTTAAAATACTATGCTCACGCTCTTTCATGGTTTATTAACGGTGATGATAGTCTTTTTGAGGAACTTTCTAAAGGTACTTATGAAGAGTGCGTAAATGGCGTGGAAGAAGCAATCTCAATGATTGATGTATCGGTTTTTCAGAAAGCTGTCGGCTTAGCGAAGAACGTAAGTCTGCTGGCAGCGACACCGAAATAGCCGGTAATGAAACGTTATTAGGACAAATTGCGTCGTTCATGGAAAATTTGCATTTGTCTTATAAAGAAGTTGTGTATGAAATACCATATAGAAATCTGGTTTTAATGCAACGTGATAAGATACATCAAATATTTGGAGATAAAATAAAGAAAGTGAAAGGTAAAGATATGGCATCACGGAGGCGTCAAAATAAGTAAGTATGGAATTCATAGGGGATGATAGCGGATTGAGCGAACTTCAAAAACAAATAGAGGACGCTTTCTTTTCTAAGTTAGTAGAAATAGGGAAAGACGCCATACGTTACGCCCAGAAAAACGGAGAATACCAAAATCATACATTTAATCTACGGAATGCTCCTGGTTTCTGTGTGGTAAGAGATGGGCGTATAGTAGCTATTGAAGTGGGGGATGATGGGGGGCATCCCGAAGCTGTGAGAAATACGGAAAATATGTTGATATACTCGGAAAAGCCGCAAGACGGATTATATTTAGCTGACGGAATGCCTTATGCCTCTTTTGTAGAATCAAAGGGATATGATGTGTTGACGGCAGCAAGAAAATACGCAATAAGGCAAGTCCAAAAGAAAATATATAAATAAATATGGCAGGGATATTTGCAAATGTAGACAGTGACATTCAGAAGCTCCAAAAATTGAAGCAAGAAATCGAGAATGTAAAGAAGTCATTGAAAAGTATCAATGTAAAAGTAGATATTGATATAGCACAAGGTTTGGAGGCACAATTAAAGAGTCTCACAACTCAATATGATGCCTTAGCCGCTAAGGTGGGAGAGACGGAGGCTAGGATAACAGCGTCTGCAAATAAAATTATTGATGCTTCGAATAAAATTATTCAGGCACAGGACAAAATGTCGCAGGCAGCAAAGGGTATTAATACTTCTTCTAGTACCAATACCAATTCTTCTACTAATGCATCGGAAACAACTTCTATTCAGGCGCAGGCTAAGGCGTATGAAGAACTGAAAGCTGAAATCGGTGATGTTCTCGGTACGAGAGGGCAAAACATAAAGAGGTTAATAGAAGAGCAAAATGCGGTCCGGCTACTTAACGCAGAAATAAAAAAGATCACTAAATCACAGGGGGAATCTTCTAGCCTTTCATCTGCTCAACAAAGGAGACTGGAACAATTAAATAACTCTTTGCTTACTCATAAAACAGCACTTGCTGAAGTAAGACAGAGTTTGAGTGCTAACGCTAAGTTAGACAATGCTGCCGCCACTTCTATGGATGCTCTTTCTCAATCTTTAGGTAGGATGAGAGCTGCTTATAGAGCATTGACAGAAAGTGAGCGAACATCTCCATTCGGGAAAGAACTATTAGTCTCTATTCAACAGGCAGATGCAAAAATAAAAGAGCTAGATGCAACGATTGGGAATCATCAAAGGAATGTCGGTAATTATGCAAGCGGCTGGAATGGACTAAGCATGTCTATTCAACAAATAGGTCGTGAGCTCCCTTCTTTGGCTGCTGGGTGGAGAACTTTCTTTTTGGCTATCTCTAATAACTTGCCAATTCTTGCCGATGAAATAAAGAGGGCTAGGATTCAGTTTGAAGCTTTGAAAAAGAGCGGGCAAACTGCTATACCTGTTTGGAAACAGGTTGTTTCTTCCATAGTTAGTTGGCAGACGGCTTTAACTGTGGGGATCACTCTTTTAACGTTGTATGGAGATAAGCTTGTAAAATGGATTAGTGGTTTAGGGAAAGCCGAAAAAGCTATCAAGAATTTATATACAGCTCAACGAGATTTATATAATGTAACATCTACAGGAATGGAACAAAGTTCAAAAGAAATTACCAAACTTAACAGTCTATATAAGATTGCAACAGATGTAACTAAATCTACAAAAGAAAGAAATAATGCAGTAAAAGAGCTGAAAAGATCGTTCCCTTCTCATCTTAAAAACTTATCAGATGAATCTATAAAAAATGGTGAGGTCGCAAAGTCTATTAAAGAGCAAACAAGGCAAATTATAGCAAATGCTAAAGCGACAGCAGCGGCCGATCAAATCGCAAAGAATTGGTATAAATCATTTCAAGCTGGAGTATCTAAAAATATTGCATATATCACAAAACAGAGATTAGAGCAAGAATTAGTTGCAAAAGAAGCAACGGTTCAACAGCTTTCTCAAATGAGAGCCAGACCAGAAAGTTATGCCGGATTAGCTAAAGAAATTGAGGGAATAAAAGACCGAATAAAAGAAACTGATAGAGAAATAGCAATACAAGAAAATCTACAAGATTCTTATCAAAAATCGTCTCAATCTCTTGAGAAGTTGGTAACAGTTGCTGGTCTAGGTGGAAAGTATGAAAATCCAGATAAAAATTACAATTCTATTTTAGACCAACAAAAGAAGATAGCCAATCTTTTGGATAAACAGGCTCTTGAAAGAAAGCGACGGGAAGAAGATTTGGAGAATCAGGTTGTACAGTCCCGTATTGATGCTATGGCAGAAGGGGAAGCTAAAATCCGTGCTCAACGTGAATTGGATAACAAAAAGGAAATACAAGACTTAAAACGCCAGAGAGAAGATTACATTCGGACAGAGATTGAGTATCAAAGGAAACTTTTTGATGCAAGGGAAGAATTGAATGTAAAGAAAAATAAGAACTATAAAAAGAAAACATTCGATCCTTCTTCTGTTAAAGTAGATACCTCTTCTATTGATGCTACTTTGGATATGTGAGTAAACGCCAAATTAACGACCAAATACGTAACCAAGAAGAGGCGTGGAATGAATATATCATAAAATATGGTACATTCCAACAGAAAAAAGAGGCCATCACTCGGAAATATGCAGATGCTATTAATAAAGCCGCCAATGCCGGAGAAGCAGCATCCTTACAAAAGGAGTTTGAGGAAGCTTTAGCTAACTTGGATTTGAGTAAGCTTAAAGAGGAAATAAATTGGGAAATGATTTTCGGTGATTTGAGCAAAGTTACTAAAGATCAACTAACCAAAATAAAGAAGCAGTTGCAGGAGTTTAAGAAGTCTTCTGAATTCAAAAATGCTACTCCGGAACAAATACAAGTTATTGAAACCGCAATAAATTCCATCAATGATACCCTTGTCGATAAAGGTGGTTTCTTTGGAGGTATGGCTGATTCTATGAAAGAGTTAGCGGATGCTACAGAACAACTGAAAAAAGCAGAAGAGGAACTGGTTGAAGCTAATAAGAAAGGAACGGATGCCGAAAAAGAAGAAGCACAAAAGAAAGTAAATAAAGCTCAAAATACACAAGTCAATGCACAGACCAATGTTGAAAAATCCAGGGATAAGGCAATTAGTAATATAACGGCTGTTGCTGATGCTATGCAGCAACTGGGAAGTGCGGAATTTAACTTAAGTAGCTTTGGTAGTGCTGTTGGAGGATTGGTAGATGCGTTAAGTGAATCCGGTAGCAAAATAGGAGGAATTATTGCAGCTGTCCTCTCTCTTCTTGATGAATTTGGGAAAGATGGAGGAGTCGAATTTGGCAAAAATATTGTGAACAATGTTATTAGTGCCATTGGTGGAACTATTGAGGTTCCGTTCAAGATGTTAGGAATTGATTTGGGGCTCGGAGGTGCAAACTATTCTGATTACAACGAAATGGTAGCCAAGTATGACGTATTACTTGATGTTTGGGATCAACTCTTAGATAAGAAAAAAGCTTATATAAATGAATCATACGGAGCGGAAGCAACCAAAGCGGGCAAGGAAGCTTTAGACCTATTGAAAGCCGAAAGAGATATAACTAGGGAGCTTGCTAGTGAACGCTTAGACGCTGGAGCAAGTGCAGGCAGTCACTCTATGGCGTATAGAATGTGGCAAGGCTCCTATAAATATGAAGGTCAGAACTGGAAAGATGTAGCTGGAGAAATATCTAGTGCTCTTGGAGGTGTCGAATTCAGCAATATGTGGAACCTGCTTTATATGTCAGCCGATCAACTGGAGTGGATAAAGACAAATTATTCCGGTCTGTGGTCACAAATGGACACGGATTTTAGAGGTTATTTGGATGATATTATTCAATACGGAGAGACGGAGGCGGAAATCATAGAATCAGTAAAGGAGCAGATTACAGGAATATCCTTTGATAGTTTCCGAGATAGTTACGTAAGCCTGTTATCTGATCTTGATAGCACCAATAAAGATTTTGCCGATAGTTTTGAAGAGTATTTAAGAAAATCCATACTTCAGTCTGTTATATCCAAGAACTACGATACTAAAATACAGGAACTTTATGATAGTTGGTCTAAAGCTGGAGAAGATGGATTATTCAGTGAATCAGAAGTAGACAGGTTGCGTTCTATGCAACAAAGTATAACAGATGCGATGTTGGCGGAACGTGATCGACTGGAGGAAGTTTTTGGATGGTCTTCATCTTCATCCCAAGAAGCCTCAAAGAAAGGCTTTGCCACTGCGTCACAGGATTCAATCGACGAGCTTAACGGACGTTTCACCGCTTTGCAAATTGCCGGAGAGGAAATCAAGAATCAGAATCAGCTACAAACAATGTCTATTCTTGAATTGAGAGCGGATATGCTGCCTATTATTGCCAATACCACAGGGATAAAGGACATTGCTAGTGAGACACGGGATTTGTTAAGGCTGTCTTATGAGGAGTTGACTGGTATTCATGATGATACAACAAGCATGAACAAGTCATTGAAGAATATTGAGACGGATATTGCTGAAGTTAAACGAAATACATCAAAATTATAATATATGGCCGACTTATTAATTAACAATAAAGACGCTTTCGCAACGTGGGGCGTGAGAATGGGAGATGGGTTCATTGAAGCTATCTACGCTCCGCTTCCAATGAAAGAAGTTATAGAGAATAAATCCCGTTTACAGGACGGGAAGAAAATAATTATAGCCAATCGGAAGATTGACGAACGGGATATAACACTAACCTTTACCCTACAAGGAAGTTCTCCGTCTGACTACATCACCAAGTATAAGGCATTTCTGAATGAGATTACAAAAGGGGAATTTACTGTCAAGGTTCCCGCCTTAGGAGAGGAGGTTTATCATCTATATTACACCCGTTCACAGCCTTTCGGTTTCAATACGGCAAGGACGTTTTCAAAGATTTCGGTAAAGCTTAACGAGCCAAATCCGGGTAATAGAGAGTAAAATTACCACAATAGGCAAATTGTGGTTCATAGGATTGCCGGATTTTATGTTTTGACGTTTCTATCTGCGAACTTTGTGATATGGCAGAATTAGTAGACATCAAAGACATATCCGGCAACATTCGCTTTTCGACTACTATCAATGAGGGTTCGAAAAGACACTTCCTTTTGATGCAGGAAGATTATATCACTTTGCTATTTAGCCTTTCCAATCCGGTGTATTTCAAACTAGGCGACTACGTAGACAATGAGTTGGGAATATTTGAGCTTGTAGACCTTTATAAGCCTACCTACAATACAACGACAGGTGCATACGACTACGAACTCCGCCTTGATGCTTATTACTGGAAATGGAAGAACAAGAAGTTTTTCTATACACCGGAAACCACCGGACGCGAAGCCGCATGGAATCTCACCGCTACCCTTGACACGCATTTAAATGTTTTTCTAGATAACCTGAATGCACTCGGATATAAGTTCAGAGAGGAAGAGTTTACATACGAGATTGACAGCACAGTAGAAAACACTTCCAAGCTCATTTCCTACGATAACGTGAATCTGATCGACGCTCTCACACAGATGGCGGAGACTTGGGAGTGTGAATGGTGGATAACAGAGCACGTTATTCATTTCGGACGTTGTGAATACAGCTCACCCGTTGATTTCAAAGCCGGTGATTTGACAGACACAGAAAACGTGAATGTCAACAGCATGACACGCAGCGACAGCCAGACCACTTATGCGACCCGTATCTACGCTTTTGGTTCTACCCGTAACATTCCTTCCAGTTACCGGAAAGAATTGATATTCGACGTAAAAGAGGTTAATGGACGTAATATATCCGATACGTCAAGACCGCTCAAAATAAACTACTTTCCGTCACGAGTTACATATAAGGAAGACTATACCGCTAATAGCAACGAAGGCAGCGGACCCTTTACTCCCTCTTATACAGAATGGACACTTAATAAAGCTTTAACTTCATCAGCCAAAGGTGGTTCTTATAAAGTTGTTTCGGAAGGAATTTCAATCAATATATCAACAGCCGTCCCACAAATAGGGAACCGTGCTTTTCTCCCGGCAGGAGATTATATATTGAAAGCGTCATATATCTATAATATTTCCGGGGAATCAAAAGAGGTAATTATTGGCAATCAGACGGTTTCATTAGCCCAAAATCAACAATATGAGATTGCGGCTAAAATACAGGTTCCCGACACGTTGGTTATCGACAAGAACAGTTCTGATTTAAAAGTAAGGGTATACGTTCACGTACCAGCTCCAGCTTCTTCCGAACTGTTATCGACTTTTCAGGCGTATGTAACATACGATATTAACCTGTATGGCGGTTCTTCTGCAACGACTTCCGTAACATTCCTTTCCGGTGCAAATGCCGGACGGGCTTTTGATGCTGTTTACAATCCCGACCTTTTAACCGGTGACGCAGCAAACGTTATCCAGTTACCAGAAGGTGTAACCGTTTCTCTAGGTAACCGGTACACCATTAACAACATCATAAGCGGTAAAGTCCCCGATAACTACTTCAGTAAGGATGACAAGGAAATGACCCTTAACGGAGTTGTTCAGAAATGCCTTATGCTTCCGGAGGGTATTTCTTATGTAGATGCTTATAAATACAGCCCGACCGGTGAACGTATCAACATCGGAGATGAAAACTACGATGATCCGGATAACGTGGAAATGCCGGAAGAGGAGGCAATCGAAGAGATTGTTATATTTGAGGATGAATATCCCAAGTATATTGGTAGTACTACGGTAGTTCCTGATCCTACTTGGGAAGATGAAAAGGTTGATGACAAGCCAACCGGCAATAAATATCCTATCTATACCTTCAAAGATACGGGACTGAAGAACTTTACAAAAGACTTCCTTCTGGAAGAGTTACACCTGATTTTCCAAACCGGAAAACTTGCCGGACTGGATTTTGCTCTTACTCTCAAAGAGAGCGACAATACCGGTACAACCTTTGAAATAGTCCGTAATGAGGATTACGGGCGTGCACTTCCTGACGATGTACTATTTCCGCAAGCCGCCCACAAAGAAGAAGATAAGGATGTTCCCGCAGACACATATATCCTTTACGGCTTTGATACCGCATACATCTCCGAACAGATGTTGCCGGACGCACAACAAGCACTTCTGGAAAAGGCTAAAGATTATGTAAAAAAGTCCATGATTGACCCGTCCACCTACGATTGTGAGATGGATGCTGATTTCATCTACAATAAGGGTAATATTCGTACATACGAAGTCGGGGCTAAAGTCAACCTGATAAATAAGGCATTTTTCCCGGAAGGCAGACAATCAAGAATAATCGGTTTCGAGTGGCCGCTGGATATTCCTTACGATCACCCGATTTATACAGTCGGTGAGACGGCTTCATATTCCCGTATCGGTGAGATAGAGAGCAAGCTTGATTCCCTCACTTACAAGGGACAAACCTATTCCGGCTCTGCTGTTGGAGGTGGTGGAATCAGTGTGTATGTTATCGGGGTTAATGACAAGACGATCCCGTCTGACAGAAACGTATTCTCTGCAAAAAGAGTGCTTCAGGAGATTATAGCTTATGCTATAAGTAAGACGAAAGATGACACAGCCCTAGGGCTTATTTCATTCCTGAACGGCATTAACGTTACCAAAGGTGTTGTAACGGACACGATAACTGCAACAGAATTGAGCAGCAATATTGTAAAGGTGCTTGATAAGCTTACAGCCAATAATGCCGCCTTCTCCGGCAATATATCTTCTGTTGATTATGCTGAAAAGTTACTTGGCTGGCTGATAACCCCAGCCGGTGATATAGATGCGAAATCGTTGCGCCTACGTGATTTCCTTGAAGTGCCGGAATTGCGATATAACCGGGTATCAGTTATCACGGGTGAGGAATGGAACGCACCCGGAGGCGGTATAATCGAATCTGTGGACGAAGAGAACAGCATCGTTTACCTGAAGCTTGAACCGGGCGAGGTTGCAGCTGTTGAAGTGGATGATATTTGCAAGGCTAACTTTAACAATGACACAGGCTTTCAGACAACCTATTTCCGGATCACCGAAAAGCTGGATAATGGTTCTTTTAAATATGTTCTCCGTAGCGGATATACTTACCATCCTCAAAAGGCTATGCACTTTGTTTGCTACGGCAACTTCACCAATGCAGAACGCCAGAAGTCCAGCTATTCCACGCAGAATTATATCCGTTTCCTTAAAGGTGTAAACAACTGGGAGATCACAAAGGATATGATTGCCATGCAGTTGGGAGACCTGTCTAACCTGAAACTGTTTGGAATGGATATGACCGGACATAGTGCATATCTTAACAGAATCTACATGACCGGTACGATCAAACAGATTTCAAACGATGGTGTGACGGAAGTACCGGTTCCGGCTTTCAAAGGTGAATGGAAATCCGGAACGTATTGGTATTATGACGAAGTAACCCACAACGGAAGCACATGGATTTGCATTGAATCTACGACTACGCAGGAGCCGTCAGATTCTTCTACTGACTGGTTGAAGGTTATTTCTAAAGGGGAAGATGGGCAAGATGGACAGGATGGAAAAGACGGTAAAGGCGTACAGAGCGTTGATGTCCTTTATTACCTATCCAGTTCTTCAACCTCCCTTTCCGGTGGTTCATGGTCTACAAACTCACCAACTTGGGTAGATGGGAAATACATTTGGAGCAAAACCAAAGTGGTATATACAGACGGTTCATCTATTGAAACCAATCCCGCTTGTATCACCGGAGGTAAGGGTAGTACAGGGGATGATGGTAGGGGAATATCAAGCATTGTCGAAGAGTATTATCTGTCTACTTCTTCTAATTCTTTGGTTGGTGGTTCATGGAGCACAACGCCTCCGACATGGGAAAATGGGAAATATATTTGGACTAGATCAGTAATAACATATACAGACAGCACATCAACAACCACTAACCCTATCTGCTCTACCGGTTCCACGGGTGAAACTGGGATCGGAGTCAAGAGTGTTGCCGAACAATATTACCTGTCTACATCATACAGCACGCCTACCGGTGGATCGTGGCAGACTTCTGTTCCGGCATGGCAGGATGGCAAATACATCTGGACACGTGTAGTTATCACCTACACTAACAATACATATACAGAGACAGATCCGGTATGTGTAACAGGTGGAAAGGGACCAAGCGGAAACGATGGCGTAGGGATAAGTGCCGTTGATGTTTTGTTTTACCTTTCAATCTCTTCTTCATCATTGGAAGGCGGAGCATGGTCTACCACGTCTCCAACATGGGAGGATAGTAAGTACCTATGGACTAAAACAAAGGTAACTTATACGAATGGTTCGACATGGGAAAGCGATCCGGTTTGCATCACTGGAAGCCAAGGAAAAACTGGGTTACCCGGTGCAATGCTCCGTCCCCGTGGAGTATGGAAAGCCAATACCGAGTATTACCGCAATGAGACCTTCATAGATACAGTAATCTATAACGGTCAGAACAAACTTTGTAAGATTACGCATACGTCTACAACTTCTTTTGACTCAACGAAGTGGGAAGAGTTCAGCGAGTTCGAGAACGTGGCAACAAACGTCCTTCTTGCGCAAAATGCGACGATTGATGTATTAGGAACTTCTGGGATATTCGTGGGGAACCTTGAGAAAACAGAAGGCTGGATGATAACCGAAGGGGCTTTTAAGCATAATGTTACAGGTGTCGAGCTAACATCTGACGGTAAAATATCTCTTCCAGAAACCGGTGGAATGACCGTAGGCGGAGAGACATTTATCGAGGCTGGCAAGATAAAGACTAAGTTTATTGATGTTGAAACTCTTGAAGTAACACATCTTAAAGGTGCAACAGGTTCTTTTAAAAAACTTGTAGGAGTTGAGATTGAAAACGGGAAAGAGACAGAAAAGTGTGCAATAGGCTTTGATGTAAGTCAGGAGAAAATGTACCTTGAGGGAGATATACAACATCAAGGTACTTATGAGGGAGAGGGCGGAACGAAGAGAAGTTATCGTTTTCTGACTGCTGATTTATGGTGCCGTGGCGAATTCGGGCATTACAAGATGACTAAAATAACAGTTTCTGCTAACTACAGTGCTAATTTTTATGTGCATGTATATGGATATGGTACTGATACTTCAGAGCATAAATATCCTGAATCAGGTCGACCAATTGACTGTGTTGTTATGGAAGGTAGCGGGAATAGCGTACTACGAATATGCGAATCCGCAATGTATAAAGAAATTACAGTTGTAAATAACTCAAGTTATCCCAAAAGGGTAATATACAACCATCCTAATTCTCAAACTTATAGTATTGAAGCTTGGGGATTTAAAACTTTTATCACAGCAGAAATTCAAACAAGTGTTGCTCCATATATTGTGAATAATTTATTTCTTCCAAAATAATTATGAAAATAGACTTTCGAAAAATAGAATTAACCGATCTCGAAGGGAACAAGAGTACCGTCGATGTATCTAAAGCATTCGGAAATGCGATTTATCAAAATACAGGTGATCTTGGAGAATTTAATCTTGCTCAAGATATATACCGGAAAGGAGAAGTTGATATATCCCCTGAACAAGCTAAATCTCTAAAAAAGTATGCGCAGTTATTTACTCGTGTCATTGACCGAATAGCTGTCAGCAATGCTCTATCACAAGAAGAATAAATAAGTTGAAAACAATGGTAGCAAAAGGAACGATCATAAAATTAGCAGTATCTATTGAACTACCTTCGGGCTTGACAATGGATGACATAGATTTCGAATGCAAGTTCTCTGTAACTCTCAATTCCCAGACGATCAAGAAGTCGGAAATGGTACGTAATGATAAGAACAGCTATACTTGTTTCCTTGATACCAACATCATAGGGAGGGGAGAAATTTGGATAGAAACCACGGCTTATCTTCCTGACACTGATTATGAAGGAGGAATAAGACCGGAGGTAGACAAGTCGGCAACCGGAATAAGAATTGTATAATATGGGATGCATACGGGTTAACATAGAAGCCTCGAAAGGAATAAAGGTGGGCACATCTCCTTTGTTTGGGATAAATGTCTCTGTAAATCCCAACCGTTCAATTAAAGTGTCGGTAGGGATTGTCTGTGACGTTGGTAAAGATGCTTATTTGAGAGTAGAGCCTGATTACATCTGGCTGATGCCCTCCAATAACTTTGAAGACAACGTAGATGTATTGTCAAATGTGGTATGGACCACAGCAACAAAAGAATAAAATTTTATTGTTTAATTATTTAATGATTTGAATTATGGCAAAGCCTAGTTGGTTAAATTTAAATCCTTCAACAGGAAGCGGAAATGGGACAATTGCAAACAGTGCAAGTGCTCATACAGGTCGTACAGCTAGAACCGGTACGGTAACAATAACAGGTGTCGGGGTATCTACTCCTGCAACTTATAAAGTAACTCAAACTCCTAAATCCGAGTTTGCATCTTTTGATAACGGAGCGGAAATGTCAGCACCCAAAGCTGCCGGAACCGTCACAGTTGAAGGTAAGTCCAATTCCCAAAAGCTGACCTTTGCATGGGCGGGTAGCGTATCAGATGTTGCCATCCCAGCGGAATATAGTGCGAATGGGACACAGACAGATAATGCGGCTAGCATCACAGGTGATCCAGGTGCTACAGCAGAGTTCCCATTCTCCATAGAGCTTGAGTTTCCTGCAAATGAAACCATTGAAGAAATTGTAAGAACATTAAAAGTGACCGCAAACGGTGGTCAGGCTGTACAGATTGCAATCAAACAGGCAGCAGGAGACGCAAAACTATCCGTTTCCCCAACAGAAATTACAATTCCTCAAAACGGTTCAGCTGTTTCCGTTACTGTTACGTCTAACACTTCTTGGACTGCCGCATAATGGATATACTTGTACCTTGGAAGGAAGGAGAAGGAAGCATTGTCATTACGCCCGGCTCTAATGGAGCCGCAAGCGTAATGAGCGATGTTGCCAATGAAGGATTGGACAGGCAACAAACTGTCGTGTTCTCGACTACTAAGGGCAATAATCCAGTTTCCGTTTCTACTACGGTATCTCAAGAAGGGAAAAGACAGGCATTTGCAGTGACCGAAGGACGGTTTATACTGTCTGACGGCAGTACGTTTAACGTTATAAAGAGTAAGTTCTATGAGTGATTATAACAGTCAATATTCGGGAGCTAGGATTGAAGAACTATTGGCAATGATACCCAACTTGGCTAAAGCAGACCTCTCCAACGCTATGACGGTTTCTTTGGGAGCAAACGGTTATGCCAAGTTCAATAATGGGCTTTTGATACAGTGGGGGACAAGAGTCGGAGCAACCGGGGGGGCAATTAATCTGTATTTTCCTACCAGTTTCTATAATACTGATTATAACATTTATTTCACTGGAGCAGTAAATAATACAGGTGAATCTTTTATATATGCTCCGGGGTATGACCTTAATGGTAAATATACATCATATTGTAGAGTTCTCACCCGTGGAATAAATTCAACTCCGGCTATTGTTTGGACTAGCTGGAATTTTACATGGTTTGCAATTGGTAGATGGAAATAAGGAGGTAATATTATGGGAAAAATATATTGGAAAAATGGTTTCTATGATAAACCACAAGAAGGAGCAGTAGAAATATCGGTGGAGTACTGGCAGGAATTGCTTGACGGTCAATCATCCGGAAAAGAAATCAAGGAGAACGAAAGCGGTTACCCGGTATTGGTTGAGCATGAGTACACCATTGATGAATTGAAAGAGATAAAGATCGCAGAGATCAACGCTTACGACAAGTCGGATGCTGTAAACTCCTTGACGCTGGACGGAAAACAAATATGGCTGGATAAAGACACCCGTGTAGGATTAGTCAACTCAATAAACATAGAAAAAGAAGCGGGCCGGGTATATACTACTTTGTGGTACAATGCGGAGAAGTATGTAATTCCCGTAAATGACGCTTTAAATATGCTTGACCAATTAGAATTATACGCTCTTGATTGCTACAATACTACACAGGCTCATATTGCAGCCGTGAAAAATTTGCTTAGCAAAGAAGAGGTTAATTACTATAATTATAAAACCGGTTATCCGGAGAAACTCAATTTTGTATTATAAACTATAAACAGATAAAGCTATGATTCTACTAGTATTAATGTCGTTCATCCTCATTGCCGGCTACGTCTTTGCAATGATTAAAAAGATGGAGGAAATTCCTTACTCTATCAGTGACACCTACTATGCCCTGACGCATAAGTTTTGGTTCGGTTTGTGCATGATCGGCTCCGGTGCATTGCTTCTTCCGGCAGCATTTGAAGCAAGTACGGAAAACAGCCAGTTTCTTGTATTCCTTTCGGTTGTCGGGATGATTGTATTGGGTGTATCTCCCAATTTCAAAGGAAGCCAGAAAACCGCCCATTGTATCGGTGCTGCTATGTCTTTAATCTTCTCCCAGATATGGGTAGGTTGCAATTCTTGGTATTGGTTATTGTTATGGGCTGGATTCATTGCGTACATGGCTATCTCCATGAGTGAGCACTGGACCGGTAACTTCATCTCCGACTTCATAAAGAGAAAGCCGATGTTCTGGATTGAGGTAATTTCATTGTTGACCGTTTATCTAACCTGTTTAGTATGAAAAAGAATACAAAAGAAGATATACAAGTATGGACCGCAGTGGGAATGTTGTTTGCTGGAGTCGGATTATCCGTTGCAGGTTTTGTTGTAGAGCCGTTAGGTCAGATTCATGACAGTGTATTGTGGTTTTTTGCTCAATGTCTGATATATGCTGGCAGTATATTTGGGATTGGGATTTATGTTAATGGGAAGTTTAATAGTTTGGTTGATAGGCTTAACAACAATAAAGAAGTAAAGGGTGATGAATCACATAAATAAAATCAGCGCATTAGCCAGCAAGCTTCTATCCAAGATCGGAATAGACGGCATGGCACATATTATAGTATGCCAGAACTTAGTTATGTGGCTATCAAAATATACGCCACTGTGGTCAGCAATCATTATAACCGTCGTGATCTTCGTCCTGAAGGAAGTGTACGACAAGTATTTCAAGAAAACAGAGTTCTCAATTAAAGACATCATCTGTGATTGCGTGGGTCTGGCGTTGGGAATATTAACATTGATATTATAGGAGGAAATAAACATGAGTTTACCAAGAGGTTTGAGAAACAATAATCCGGGTAACATCCGGATCACAAAAGATAAATGGCAGGGATTGAGAGAAAAGCAGGAGGACAAATCGTTCTTCCAGTTTACGGAAATGAAATGGGGTTACCGTGCCCTTATCCGAACCTTGCAAAACTACCGTAAAAGACACGGCTGTCAGACGGTGGCAGATTTTGTCCACCGGTGGGCACCGGAGAACGAAAACAATACAGCCGGATATATCAGCCGTGTATGTAGCGAAATGCAAGTCCCGAACACATACGTTCCGGACATCAACGATAAGGCGACTATGTGCGCTTTTGCTGCCGCCATCTCACGTGTTGAGAATGGAATTCCGGCTGTTATGGCTGACATAGAAGCCGGATGGGATTTATTATAAACTTTAATCAATAGGAGGAACAATCATGGCAACAATAAATTTGGAGTTCAAAAAGAACAGTAGCGTATGGTATGCGGAATTTCAGGTAAATTCTGATTTCAATATTCATTTGGAACGCAACAACTACGGTCGGGTGAATATTCTTCAACGGACGACAAGTGAGGGGAATTTTGAACCCGTTGTTTTGCCTGGAAGTCTTGCGTACAATGCAGGGGTAACCATAGACTGTGATTTTTCCGCATTGGTCTACCCCAAGACAATCCGCATCGAAAGTTATAGCGAAGTATTAAGTGGAACAGTAACCGAATCCGGCAATGAAGCTTAACAGGTTGTCTTTAAATGTAGTGGGGCTTAACCGGATCGGATTAAACCGAATCGGTTCGCCCTCCCGTGGCTCTTCTTCCGGTTCCGACCGTCCCTACATCGACCCAGAAGTCTTAGCATCCTTGAAAGCCGTCTGCATCTGCTACGGTAAGAGCAACGACGATCCGGACAGGGCTGTTGTCAAGAACTTGGTGGACCCTGACAATCCGTTTGTTATCAGCAACGCAGCTTACACTGAAGGAAGTGGCTACGCAGATAAAGATAGTCCTTACTATGGCGCCTTCGTCACCGACGGAATCGACGACCTGATTACTTCCACCAAGACCGTACAGGAGATGGGAATAACAGAGGCTTGCACTGTCATTTCTATGATCCATCAAATTGATAAACCTAGTAATTATATTACTACAAATAATATTAGAACTCCTGGAAGTGTTGTAGGTAGAAATGCAATTAGTGAAATAGGTAAAACTGGAATATATGGATGGTATAAAGACAATATTCAAGGTTCTACCATTAATGTAATAAATAACATATTAGGAGATAAAGCGGTTTATACTGTCTCTGCTTCTAGTAATACTACTATTGCTTCAAAGTTTTATGTAGTTGGTTATGCTAGTGATGATAGTATTAACGAAACTTCTTCCGTCGCTTGGTACTGGACAATCATCGCCAACAAGGTACTGACTACCGACCAAATCAACCAAGTAATCGCCTACTTCAACTTGGATAGAACTCTTAACCCTGATATACTGTGTGATATCGAGAAGCAGGGCATCACCAACGAGAACCACGCAGAGTTTGGCGACAAGCTGATTGACTTTTCAGGTAATGGTAGGGATATTCAGTTGAACAATATTGCTTGGAAGGGGGATTCAGGTATTGGGAAGTATGAGGTTGATTTTCTCGATTCTAGTATATGGAACAGTAGTAATTCAACTATAACAAGTAGTAAGATAGACTGTAAAAATGCTATAAGTCATATTATGCTACTGTATTATAGCGTAGGGAGTAAAGAATATCCAGACATTCCTTCGTTTAAGGTTATTAAAACAGGAGCCGATATTGATTATAGCTATATTGATGAAACTGGGTCGCCTAAATCAGTTAGAATTGTAGATGGGGTGAATGTATTACCCGCTTCACATAACACCTTGTATAGCGGCTCTGGTCGATTTTGTGGTTTTGGTAATCCGGGTATGGGTAATAGTGTTACCATCACCCAGATTCCCTCCCACGCAGGTGGTCTATGCCTTGACGGAGTAAATGACTTCGGTAAGGTGACAGGAATGCCGATTTACAAGGATTATACGGTAGTAACCGATAGAGAAATATTTGCTAATACTGGAGCTATATCGTCAAAGAATAATCCGGGAGCATTTGTGGAAACTGCCGGAAATAGTGTTTATAGTTTTGGTCAAGCTACTTCTGGTCTAAATTTTATTTCTACTAGAAGTATATCTTATTTATCTAAATACTCTTATTGCGGGCAATCTATAACAGCAGGTGCAGCAGAAGATGGCACTGATATGTGGTTAGGCACGATTCGAGATAATGATCATCGTTTCTTCAACGGAGCTATCTACTCTCTCATGTCCTTCCCCTATAGTATGTCCGAGTTCTTGATCGAGCGTCAGTTGAAGAAGCACAAGCTGGGTACGCTGTATCCGGATATGGTGGAGTTCAGACCGATAGTGAAGAGTAATCTACCTTATTCTTCAATTTCCTATTCTGTTAATCCCGGAGAATATATCTCTGTAGATAGCATGGTTACCATCACTGTAACGTTACCAAATACTTCTGATAAACTAATGGAGGTATCGTGCAATGCTATCAGTGACATATCCATATCCGGTGACAATGGCGTTTACGAGATTACGG